TATCATTTAGGAAAAGAAACGGCGTTCAGGGGGCCAACGATAAAGTGGTGGGAGAAAACAGATACAGATGATATTGATATAACTATAATCCACAATAGCGGCACAGACTTTACTCCAACAACTGGCATCTTAGGTTTTGAGGTTTTAGAAAGCGGAAGCCCTGCAACAATTACAGCAGCAAGGGTTGATGCAACCACAATTCAACTAACGAGGTCGAGTGGATCATTCCCAACTGATTTAAGCACCATTACAGTAAGATATTTATACGGCCAAGACCCTGCGGTTAGACAAGAAAACAGAGATTGTAAATCTTCTACTGTTCCATATGCTTGTTGTGCTGGTGATCGGGATAATGTTGGAAATTCGTGTGTGGATGGAACAGTTAAAGATGACTACGTTCTTGCTGACGGCACAGAAGGTTTATCTCTTGAGGCAAATGGGAATATTTTAATGAAAGTTACTTCGGCTCATGTAGGAATTGGTGGTGAAATATGAAAATATTTTATTATGCTTTAATACTTTGTTTTCTTTTTTCACACGCAGAAGCCATGTCCCCCGCTGTTTTGAATGGACTAAGCGGTTCTGGGGTAATAGAAGAAGCCCTTACTGTAAACGGAACAGGGTATCTAGCTAACTGGACTTATTACGGGAGTGGTGCTGAAGATTACAACGATCTATTAGCAGACGATGCTTATGGTATTGCTTCAATTACAGACACACAGGTTCACTGTTTTGATGTTACTGATCTGACAACAATTACAACCGTAACAAAAGTAATATTCCATGGAATTGCTTTTACCACAAATGGAGATTTTTTCTTTGGTAGAAGTACTGGTGCGGCATCGTATTTTGAACCATCTTCTCATTCGGTTACATCATCACACATAGAATATACTTGGGAACGCACAACTGATCCTGTCGATGATACTGCATGGACACTTGCTGATGTTTCTGCTTTGGAAATATGTGTTAAAAAAGATGGGACAACAGCATACAGTAATGTTCCTAAACTGTGGGTAACTGTTAAAGGAACACCGTGATGAAAAGACTACTCATAATTCCATTACTTTTGCTTGCCTCGTCTGCTTATGGGGCGTATTGGGTATCACCAACAGGCGAAGCAACATGGGAAAATTGTTCAAGCGAAACCCCGTTAGCTGGAGCTGCTGCTTGTCTGTTAAGTGTTGCTAATACAAATGTCGCTGCTGGCGATACTGTTTATTTGAGAGGAGGAACGTATGTTATTTCATCAACAAACAGGATTAGCCCTGCTGCAAACGGTACCCTTGCAAACAGGATTACATACCAACCATACACAGCAAGCACTTGGGCAGCAAGAGAGGTAGTTATCCTCCAAGGTTCTCCACCTACAACAACAGATCAGATAGGGGCATACTTAGTTAATGATTATGCCCTAGTAAAGGGTATTAAGTTTGAAGATTGCTTTCAAGCTGTTCTAGTAGTTGGTGGGAACTACAACGAGATTGGGCCGGATAATGAAGTATATCATACAGGCCTGACTTTACATGGGGCATCGAAACAACCGGGAATGTATCTTCATACCACATCAACAAATAATTGGGTTCACGATAATAAGATTCACGATATGGGGTTTAGCGGATGCGATGAAGGACATGACGGCATAAAGGTCGGACATTCTTCTGACGCATTATCAAGTAATAATACCATTGAGGATAATGAGATTTATTCAATGGGCCATTCTGCAATGGACATTTTCGGACAATACACTGTTATCCGTAATAATGCTATGCACAATGCCGGATGGAAAACTGATCCAACTGGATGCGATGTTGGCCCTGATCCGGCAGGAAGCGACCCAGGAGATGGAAAGTTTGGACACCGCAACCTTTCTTTAACAAGAGATAGTGTAACAAACGATGGTTTTATGCTTGTAGAAGGAAACAGGATCGGCCATGCTTCTGCTAATCCAGTTAACGCGGGGCCGGACGGTATTTCTCTTGGTGCTGCATCAAATATTCTTAGATATAACTACATTTTTGGTGGTGACGGTTTAGGAATTTACTGGAAATCATACGGAAGTCCGTGGCTACCAGACAGTAACTTAGTTTATAATAATACTATTTATTATAACGGGCGATATACAGGAACAGAAGTACTAGCTGCTGATGTAGAAAAATACGGCCTTGGTTATTTAGAGGTTGGTGCTGGTAGTGACACGCGGAATAACATAATTAATTCAAATGTTGGCGGTGATGCTGTCTGCTTCGGTGGCAGTTGTGTCTATTCAGGGTCAACATGGGCAAACAATCTCTGTGATGCTACTGATTCGGACGTTGGGTGCACAGATGGATCACCTACATTTACAAACACAAGCATGTCAGATATGACAAGTTTAGTCCTTCCCGACTTATCACTACAATCGGGATCAACAGGTATTGATGGTGGAACATATTTAACTCGAGCTAATGGCTCTGGTTCATCTTCAACCACTCTTATTGTTGACAATGCTTTATATTTTCAAGCTGGCTCTGCTGCTGCAACAAACCCGATGGGTGCTACAATATCAAGCATTGCTGCTGACTGGATAGCAATAGGTACTGTTGGAAATATAGTTCAAATATCTGATATTAATTATTCTACCAATACAATCACTTTAGCATCTGCAAAGAGTTGGGCAGACGATGCAAGCATCTGGCTGTATAAAGATTCTAATGGAACAATAGTCCTATACGGCGCCGCACCCGATCAAGGAGCAAACGAGTATAATCCTGGCACCATCTCTGGCATATCATGTGAGGGCTGCTCTTTTTGAGTAACAGCTTCACGCTAAGTATCTTTGTCTATCAAATTACCAGAAAAGTGCACGACAAATAGGCAGGTTAGCTCGGTGTTATGTGCTGGCAGTTAAAAGCTCTTTAACTTTAGCCACACATCTCTCAGCACCGTTTTTAGTCTGGTAAAGTCTCTTAAACTCAAAGTTGCCAATTCTCAAGGAAACATAAGGTTGCTTCCATCCCGAAAGTGTTTCCTCGCTTCCCACCTCCACATCACATATCAAAGCATCTGAGACAGACCTTGGGCTTGGTTGTGCGGTGGCTTCGGTAAGTCCCACATAACAATCCTTCTCGGCTCCACCATCTTTCTCGCCAATGCAAAAGTTCGGTATATTCACACACCCCCTACATGTTCTCATCTACTTTCTCCTTTAAGCCCAAGGCTCCTCAATTCTGGCGTTATGCGCCCCATGTAGGCGGCGCATTTTAGGCAGTTAATATACTCTGTCAGAGTACCAATCTTCGGCAAGCATATCAGTCTGGGAGGCCAGCCAAGGCACACAGCTTTTTGGCGCAGCATCGTTGTCGGTTTGCAGTCCGGTGGTATCAATAAAAATGTAGGGGCTTGTCATCTTGCTATTTTCGTCAGGGTTTTGCAGCTCAATTGTAATCCCCTTACCATTCCACCCTTTACGCCAGCATTTACGTCCGGATTTCATCTCTTCCAGTGCTTGTCCAAAATTTCCGTTTTCCATTTTAAATCCTCGCATAACCAGTAAATTAAGTGGATGCGAACACCTCTGCGCTCATGCTGGTTATTCACGGGCGCACCACTTATTAAAAATCGTTATGTGTAAAAATCTTCTCTCTCAATTCTGCGATAATAAGAGTCCCCGTGATGCTCTCCATTCCACAAATCATCCTTACGACAATATGAAAAGCCATCATCCCGACACTTCTTCACAGCAATTTTCTTTGTTTTGCAAACGCAGATGGTATACCCGCCGGAATAAAACTTCCCCTCAACAATCACACAACAAGCCGCTGCACGTGGAACACAAGGGGCGGCGGTTATTGGTCTATCCTCTGTCAGTGTTTCCGGTATTTCAATCATAGTTTCGTCTCCCTTGTGTCCAGTGAGCTAATCGTTAGATTCCATCAACCTTGCTACAATTTTTGCAAGTATGCTCTTGGTCTTCCCATCCACCGCACCAGTCAGAGCAGTAACGTTCACCGCACTTAGCGCATTGCTCAGTTTCTTCGTGTAGTTCCCCGCAAACCACGCACAAGTATTTTTTTATCTCCCAAGGGCAACATCCTCTTTTGTAACCGAACAATTCGCTTCACTCGGACTGGCGTCCTCGCTGGGTTGTTGGGCATCAATGTTTTTTTCTATTTTTTCCCACGCTCGTGATTCTTTGGTGTGCTTAATTTTTTCTTTCTCTGGAAGTTTATGTATTTTTGCCATTTAGTTCCTCCTTTACGCCAGCCGGTGAGCTTGGTCGTTAGAACGTATCAATAATTTCTTTAAGTTGCGTGTAATCTTCGGCAAAGGCAACAGCACGACCTAAGTTGAATAATCTGTCTTTCTCGCTTATGGCCACGCTTTTTGACAGGCTATCGGCCTTTGTTGCCTTTTCATTTATCCAGGAAAGTAGTGACCTAGATCGTTCTAACAATTCGCTCAACTCAGACCCAATGTGGCGCAGTTCGGTGGTGTCTGTTTTCTTTTTAAAACATTTTAATCCGCCCAAATGCACACTGTCAAAATGTGGGCATGTTGTGTCGGCGCAATCTCTGCATAAAGTAGCCATTAATTTTCTCCTTTTCCCATTGGTCTGGTTAGCTTTGCGTTAAACGGACACGATCCAAGCCATAAATAAAATATGGATTACGTTGTCAGTTACTATAATGCTCCAAGGGGCCATTGGTGGTTTTGCAAAGCCACCTTTGCCGGTTGCATTAAGCATCCACACAATTACTCCAGTTCTATCTTGTGCGAAGTGTTGCGCCCCGATGGCCATAATCTGCCACCACTCAAGGCTGCAAAAGAGGAATGGAAACAAGTAGGTCACGGTGTGGACAAAGCAAATAAAAGAGGATGTTTTCTTCCCTTTCGCCATCCAGTCATTTTGGATTAAATAGTCTCCGATCAAGTGCGCATATATCCAGTGCATTTTATCTCCTTTCGTGCAATTTCGTTTAACAAATCACTACAGCCGACAGGCTAACGCCTGCGGGCTGAGTTCTGGCGTTAAGTTTCAGATATTTTAGTAGTATCTACGCCATTGGCATATTTGGTCAAAGCATCAAACAGGTATTGTGGTATATCTTCCCAATCCGTTTCATGATCCGTTCCATAATTAAGGTCGCAGTCAACACGGGCAAAAAACTTCCCATCACCTTTAGTTATTTGTAAACACCCTCGGTAGTTTCCAAGATCATCAAATTCTATTATGTCAGCCATTACCCACCTCCAGAAACTTAACAATTAAATTCACGCAGACGGAGCGAACGGTGGCGGCACTATCCGTGTATTTCTTCGGTGGTGCCGCTGGTGATTATGTGCGTTATAAGGTATTAAAATGGAACCGAATCGTCCATTTCAGGGAACGGTGGCTCCTCGTTTTGGTTTGCCCTGTCGCTGCTTCCTGCCTCTCCGTTTCTTTGGGTAAGCATCTTCATCTCTCGCGCCACAATCTCTGTGGTGTATTGTGTTACACCGTCTTTATTCTCCCACTTTCTTGTTTGAATCTTGCCTTCAAGATAAACCTTGCTTCCTTTGGAAAGATATTCTCCGCAGATTTCTGCAAGCCTACCGAAAGCAACTATCTTGTGCCATTCTGTTTTTTCTTCTTTGGTGCCATCCTGCTTCTTCCAAGTTTCGGTGGTTGCAATAGAGAAAGAGGCTATTGCCCCACCTGTCTGTGAGTAACGTACTTCAGGGTCTTTGCCAAGATTGCCTATGATGATTGCTTTATTTATCATTTCTTCTCCTTTGTTTTAGTTCGTTTTGAACCATAGCCCAAAACATTAGACATCGTTCCTCAAGGTTTTTAATATATTTATCATCACGGTTAACTCTGTGTATGTGTAACAGCGTTTTACCGTTGTTGTTTTTATAGTATGAGATAAAGTCCCAAAACAATGAGCCCGTTATCCACATTGACCCTTGAACCTGTGGCATGTATACTGTATCTATTCCTGCCTTTTCGCTTTTCAGGTGGCCGGTGAGGGACTTCCTGCTTTTTGCCTCTACACCACCGCCAGTTATTATGCCGTCTGGAGAGCAACCTATAAAATCATAATCTGGATGCACAATAAACCCAGATTCAGCAACAGTGTTTCCTGTTTCCCATTCATATAGGGCTATTGCTTCTGGTTCCCAATCAACACCATGTTGAAACCACGGCTTATCATCTTGGAATGTTGGGGCACCGAGCATTGACAAAACAATATCTTGAATATATCCATTAAATCGTTTTGTTTTTATACCTGCAAGAACGTCACCAAGACGACTAGCTGTTATTCTGGCTTTTCGTTGTTCGTGCCACCCATTACTTCTCTGCTTGTTTAGCATATTGTGCTTCCATTCTAGCAATACAGTTTTTAAAGTGAGTTTCTGGCAGGTCAACTATTTTTGTTAGCCCGTATGTTTTTGCAAGCCTTTCGAGTGTTTCGTCAACGGGCCAATCATATCCTTCGCACATTTCCCGAAGTGTAATAATCTGCTCGTCACTTAGCTTTACAAGCTCCTGTTCTGGTCGTTCCTCATCATCTTCTCCGGACTCAATATTGAACAACTTTAATTCAAAAGCCTTGAGCGCATAGCTAATTGCTTTCCCTGGCCCCTTATCACCCTGATCTTCTGCGTGGGCATGGACTTTACCTGTAAACATATCTTTGGGGTCATCCACATTTACCACATCAAACTCATAATCTCCCTCAAATCGAGTATATGGTGTCCCCTTGCTTGTTGCTTTGCCTGTGTCGGCTGTTTCCCAAGATGTTTGCCTTGGGACAATAACTATTCCAAACGTAACAAGGTGGTCACGGATTGATGCCGTAACGTGGTCGTGAGTTACCGCCTTATACCCCGTGACCGTTGCATCTTTTTTAAGATAAGATATTTTCTTTCTTACTTCGTTTATCCGTTGGTATATGTTGAGGGTCACGGCTGGCACATCAACCATATCATCTTTTGCTTCACTCATCTATAAATCCTCCTCCTTGAATCCAAGTTCGTTAATCATATCCTCTCTGCATATCTCGCCATTTTCGTAAGCCTCAAGCAGCCCCTTGTCATCCTCCTGGTCGATTGCAGAGCCGTCTGGCACTTCCCATACTTCTACAAAGTCAGAGTCAATGTGCCCCTCTCCTCCTCGCTTAACGTACATGCTCATAATTCCCCCACAAGTGCGTCAAGGTTTGCTATTAATGTAATTGCGTCTGATGTACCTTTTAGAATAGCATTTTCAATGGCCCCCTCTTTATGAATTCCATACCCGAAACAGTCGGTTGTTACATCGTCAAACCAGATGTGCGCTCGGTATTTGCCATCGATAATATCCATATCACCGATTTTCTTGCCGTTGAAAATTATATCCTCTCTGCTTGATGCTGGTTTTGTACATGATTTGTATGTAATCATTTGTTCTCCTTCAGGGTTGTTTCTGGCTCACGTGCTGGTTCATAATTAAGCTCTAGGTTTAGATGTTCTAAGATTAATTCTATTGGTTCTATCCAAGAATAAATGTTGGCGTAGAAATCCCATCGTCTCATTATTCAAGGGTTTTAGAACCATCATTTACAATACCACCGGAGACAGATTCTGAATTAAAGTTTTTCATAAAAAAATCTAAATACGTTTCAACCAAGGTCTCCATCCTTATCCATGTTTCTTGGAGTGATCGAACTACCGTAAATAGAAAATATACACTCAGTGCCATTGTTAATGAACATAGTGTAAGCAATATTTCAGACATACCATAACCTCCTTAATTTAATTAAATCCGCTAACCAAGCGCTGCACTCAGACAGCTACGCTGCTGGTGTGCTTGTACTATTTCTTCTATTGTTTTCATATCTTCTCCTTTAGACATATCTCTACACACAGATATTCAGGCATCTAGTTTCTCCCGTTGGGCTTTTGCCCTTGAGCTTGGTCGTTATGCTGTTTTTCTTTTATGTTTTTTACAACACGTCATTTTCTTTAGATACATATAGCACCAAGTATTTTCGCTTAATGAGGCAATCCCTAAATTGTGCCAAGCATGTTCACAGTCTTTGCATTGAGCATCGTCTTTACAGCATAACGCAGCACTCAAGTTGGATTCGCTAGGCTCGGGCTTATTACACATCCAACAATCATCATCTCTACCCTTACATCTTGGGCAATATGCGTCACTCATAATCGCTCACCCCTTAGTTTTAGGTTAATAAAAACCAACTTGTCCAAAAGAATAACCCCTTGGCATTTCTACCCTGTTTTCCCTGATAATGTCCTCAGTTTCAATCTCTTGCCGCCTTGCTTCGTGGCAACCACCACAAACAACCACCCCACGCTCATAATCTGTGAATTTCCAACCCTCTTCTTCAAGGAAGGTGTCAACTTCTCCATCATACCAGAGGCCATCTTCTTTTTTCACTAGAGGTATTTCAAGAACATCAAAACACTTGCCACATTCAGCTATCCAGACAGGTTCTTTTGCTAACATCATGTTTCCTCCTTTTAACTTTTCGTTGCAAGAGAAGCGTTATGCATCCTTCTTACCTAATTCGTAGGCCCTCATTATTATATCGTAGACCCACCCTAGATCACGCCCGAAAGAAGCATCTTCTGGCTCCATTGCGTCAGATTCAAGAAGGATCGTTTTTCCATTGTGAGTGACTTTTATGTACCCTGCCCATTCCTTACCACTACCGTTGTCAGACACATCCGACCTTTCTTCGTCTGTCAAATCTTCATACCCTGGACTTGTAATCTCTAGCATATTGTTCCTCCTTTTAACTTTTCGTTGCAAGAGAAGCGTTGCTCTCTTGAACTGGGTTGTTATGTTTGAAAACTACCCAGTTTAAAAACTTTTTTACACCCGCAACATTTTATAGGTACGGAAAGATTCTCCCATTTTGCTGGTTCTGACGGCCCACCGAATAGCATCATCCCAACAACATCATCGGTGTCGCCGTAATCTGTCGTGTCATCGTTATATGGATACTGGTTTAGGTGTAATTCTTTGTCGCAGTGTGGGCATTTAATTTGCACATCGTATGTAACATAACCAGGCATTACAGCAGAATTGCTGAGGTTGGCGGTCTTGCATGTGCATGGTCCTCCACTTCCTCCTCGGCAATATTCGCATCTATGTTCCATAATCGCAATCTCCTGAATTAATCATTAAACAACTTTATCAAATCTGCGCCCTACATATCCACAAAGCTCACAAACCGACTTGTCCTTGCTTCTCTTGCGGCACTCCTTACACTTGAGTCGCTGGCTCCGTGGAAAATCACCCAGCCGAATAGCATGATCGCAAGCAGTAACGCTATTGTGATCTGCCAATTGCCGATGGATTCCTTGGCCGAGTTTTCTGAATATTCCAAACGTTGTGATTCGCACATCATTTCCCCCCTGTTAGTCTCTTTGTCCATTCAATGTTTGGGGCTGGCAGGACTCGAACCCGCAATGGAAAACCCATTAATCGTTTCAATATTAGTGTGGTAAGCCTTGTCATTACCCTTTGGACTCACTAACAAGAAAGAGGATTAACAGCCGGTGTTATCACCGACAAGCCCGACCAATTCACCTCAAGTGCAGTCAGGGCAGCGTATGCAATTCCGCCACAGCCCCCAATTATTCTGCCGGTCTTTCTCCGGCTGTTACATTTCGGCACCCTCTGATTATTAAATTAATAAGCAAAAGCAATACCTTTAGATTTCACGTTAGAACATTCGGTTTATCTTGTCAAGTTTATTTTCACTTTTATTTTTAACAATAAATCTTTTTTTGTTTGACTTTATTTGTAAATCAATTATATTGAACTGTAAAGGAGAAAAATTTTATTATGGGAATACCAAAAAAAGGAAGTGGCAGATCAAAGAAATATGATTTTTCAGGTTTGCTTGATAGCTATGATCCTGCTGTTTTCAGGTCACGCATGAAGAAAAAGCGGGCCTCTATAAAACGATGTGCTTACCGATTTGCACGACTAAACAACATCGAGGTAACGACGAGGGAATATGGTGACACTGTTGAGGTGTGGAGGGTGTAACGTGGGAGCTAACTTGCGCGCCTAGGTTTTGTTTGATGGATAGCAGGTGTTCGCGTCAAGTTGAGCGTTTTGTTATGCGATTACAAATATAAGAGGAGACTAACATGGATGAAATAAGCGGATTTAAAAAAGGTGAATTGGTTACTGTGTCTACTGGTGAGTATAGCGACTACTGTGTAAATGGGTTGTTTGAAGTTCTGAACGATTTTGACGCAATAGAACAGCTTAATGTTTGGTGTAGTGAGACAGGGCGGAGCATTAAAAACGGAGTGGTGGAAAGAGATTACAAAAACGAAAACATAGAATACATGCCTTGGCTTGTTACGAAAGGTTTCGTTAAGGATGTTGACTACCGAGAACTACACACGGGTGGCTATGGCGAGACACGCCTTTGCGACTACGCATAACATAAGAATCTACCGCCCTTGCAAGGCTAAAGGATATGTTTAAAAGCATGCAAAAAACAATAACAATACTTGGCGATAAGCAGAAAGACAATGCCCTGCATATAATCCAGCATCTTCCATACGATGAAGTGCATGAGGTAATAATCCAGCTTCACAAGGAATCTCTATCAAGCCGCCAGAGGAGATTATATTGGTTGTGGTTGACAGAAATAGCAAACGACCGTGGCGAAACCAAAGAGGACATGCACACAAATTATAAGGGTAAATTCCTAACCCGTATTTTTTACCGAGATAAAGCCACCTACGCTGCCATGTGTGACGCGATAAAGAAAGTTAGGACAAGAGAAGGTATGGAAACAGAATACAACGCCTTAAAACAAGAAGTAACACGCTTAACGAGCATAACAGACGCAAACGTTGACCAGATGAGAGAATATCTAACCGAGATAGACCAAGATGCAACAATGGCAGGGGTTACACTTACAAGGCCAGAAGATAAAAACATTTTAGGGAGGGAGTGAGATGTACGACAGAAACATGATCGTTGGTAGTGCAAAAGAGTGCAGAAGAGACCTAGAGGCAGAGGCGAAACGACTAAAAGAAAAGATTAATTCCTTTAGTTGGTTGTTTGCCGGAATGGGTGATTTTTGGTGTAAAGGTCATCTTTGTTGGCTTGATAACTACGATGACAAAAGATCGTTTCTTGCTATTTATGGTGCGTTGTCCTTTGAGCTTCCTGCTATGCAAGAGCAATACGACCGGATTTTAGAAGAAATGGAAAAAGAAAAATAAATGGAACCTATCTGGAAGGTAAAGCCAATACGCCTGAAGGGGAAGAGGCTACAGAAACTTTTACAAATGGTTTTTGAGAGAGATAAGCACTGTCAAGAATGTAAATCCCCATACAACTTAGAAATACACCACATAGAATTCAAGAGCCATGGTGGCTCAGATACAGCCGAAAACCTTATCACGTTGTGTGTATGTTGCCACGGTTTAAAACATGGAAATAAAAAGGTGAAATAAAATGACCGAAAAAACGCACAACATAGAGCCGGAACTATTGCCTAGCGAATCCCGCTTAATTGACGGGTTATCTGCCACGGCATTTAAAGAGTGGCTTGAGGGTGAAATTAAAAGAGCTGAATACCCTATTGGAAGCCTTGACATTAGTAGAGAAGATAGGGCAGAAGTTGCAAGACATTGTAGGCTTGCTTTACACCACGCTAAAAGACTAATTTACTATGGCAGATAACGCTAAATTCAGGCGGCAAAGCTGTCCGCTGGAATGTTTTGTTATGATATTTTTTTAAGGAGTTGCTATGGGTACAATAATACCAATGGAGAACGAAAAAAACCACCCGCACTTGACCGGACAGGCGATATGTGCGGCGTGTAAGCACGAGTGGGTGGCGGTGACGGAGGTTGAGGTTTTTGAAGAACTAGAATGCCCTGAATGTAAAACCATGAAGGGTGTCTTAAAATATGGGGTAGTGCCTGAAGTTTATTGGGAATGTAAATGCGGGTGCCACCTTTTTACAATAAGTGGCATAAGCCATAACATTATGTGCTGGCAATGCGGAAAAATTCAAGAATGGGAGTAGCAAATGGACTTGAACAGGAAAGAAAGAACTGGTGAGGACTTGACAAAGGTTGTTTTTATTTGTGAGCAATGCCGAACAACAAAATATGGGACTGAAAAAGGAGTGCCAAGATGCCACAGATCAAATATGAAGAGGCACGAAAGCAATGCAGGAAGTGAGGGAACAGGAAGCCTTGACCATATACATTGGTAGAGAATCATAACGATTGAGGTCACTTGACCCAAGGGGAGAAAAGACATGAAAACATCTGAAAAACGAAAAGCCGAGATAGCCGAATCGAACAGCGGAGCTTCAACCCAGCCGGCCTTGAAAAACCTTGTTATGCCGTAAGGAGGTGCAAATGGAGACGTACATTACTTTTTCTTTCTGGGTGGGGTGCCTCGGTGTGATCTTGAGGTCGATATTCCTTTTGTGTGAGCATCCACGCGTTGTAAAAAACTCAGTTGGTGCCGACACATTTGGATTGCTTCACAGTATTGCAATGCTTGTTTGGGTCGCGATCTTGAAGTTTGGCGGCGCATAACGATTAGCTCACTGGACACAAGGGAGACTGAACCATGATTGAAATACCGGAAACACTGACAGAGGATAGACCAATAACCGCCGCCCCTTGTGTTCCACGTGCAGCGGCTTGTTATGCTATTTCAGGTAAAATGATAAAACTTAAAAATCGACGAGTATGTTTGGCAAAACTACACGACGGGACATGGGCAATAAAATTTAAAATGCTCGTCGGCGCTAGTGAAGTGAAAGAAACAAAAATTGCGATTACGGATGAGGCAATGGTGGCACTTTTTCAACTATATTTTGAAGCTATTAGGGAGGAATCATTATGAGTTATGCTAGTGAACAAGGGATATTAAACGAACAATGGAATGCCGCCCATATGTCTACTAATGCAGCAGAACAAGCCCTAGCAACTGAAAAACGCCGGGGAATGTGGGCTGTTATATACGGGCTTGTGCCGTACAAAGACGGCGACCAATGGTGTGTACTGCTTGGTGAAAATTTGCAAGAAGGCATTGCCGGTTTTGCGGAGACACCTGCCGGAGCGATTGCCGATTTTGACAGGGCTATGGGCTTTTAAGCATAACAACTAGCTAACCAGCTACGTCTGGTTCAGCGGAGAGTTAAACCAAACAGGGGGGGGTGAAATGGCGACATACTGCAAACATAAATGGGCAAGGCTTACTGGTACAAAAATAGAGTGGTGCGGAAGGTGTGGATCTTTAAAAAGAACCATTTTTGTACCAGATAGGCTGCTTGGTGAAACAATAAAAACAATAATTGATAACCCCAGGAACTACAAGAAAAAATTTGACACCAAATTGATTAAATGATATGGTTATTACATGATAAAACTAAACTTCCAAGTTGTTCGATCAAACAGTGTGGCTCTAAGCACTGGCGATGCCTTTCGGGGCGGGGGAGTTGGAAGCTTCCTTATCAGTCGTCAGTGCTTAGAGCCATTTTTTTTGGTGCTATAAATGTTAAAGATACACAACTGGGATGATTGGCAATCATATAGAAAAGATCGTGGTCAGCCTCCTTGGATAAAAATACATAGAAACATAATGCGGAACGTCAAGTGGGTTGGGTTGTCAGATAAAGAAAGGGGCCAGCTTGTAAGTTTATGGCTTCTTGCTGCTGATAAAAATGGTGAAATTCCTGCCGACCCAGACCTTTTAATGAAACTTTGCTTCATGTCAACAAAGCCAAATCTTAATAAATTCATAGACATAGGCTTCCTTGACGCCAACATGACGCCACCACGGCGTCACCATGACCCACCAAAAGCAGAGACAAAAGCAGAGACAAAAGCAGAGAAAGATACCTACGGTGAATTCCAGAATGTTTTTTTATCTTTAGAAGAATATGAAAAACTTAAACAGCAATTTAATTCAACGCTTGACGATAAAATCCATGCACTTTCACTTTACATAGCAAGTAATGGGAAAAAATACAAAAGTCATTATGCAACTATTCTTTCATGGGAAAGAAAAAATGGTGGTGAACAAACCAAGCAAGAAGAGCCAGACGCATTTCAGGTAGAGTACGAGCGACTTCAAAGAGAAGGAAAAATTTAACGGCCGTTGGTGACCAGCGCACCACCGAAATAAATACAAAAAACCGCTAACCTCTTCGCTTCCACTCAAGCGTTTGGTTAGCCTTTTGAGGTAATTATGGATTACGAAACAGCAAAAAGAACATGCCATGTAAGGTCGGCAATTTACAGGACTGGAGATCCTACCAAAATTTTCACCATTGAAGAACTTGCTTGTATGCACCCGTCTTCGCAAGAGTTGAATGCCGATAAAGTAGGGAAAACAGTCCCGAAACTTTATTGGAGAAACCACACAATACCTATCGACAACAGAGTGCCGGCAAAAGATAAAGAGTGCAGCGATTGGGAAGAATACGACCCAAGAGAACATGAGGAATGTTCAGCGTTCAACGAGATGCCTGCTTGAAGGCTAACGATTGAGTTCAGGGGAGCCGCCCTGAACTTTGCAGATAAAACCGAGGGGATCACGGCTTCCCCTGAAACGACTGGTTAGCTGATATGAGACCTTGGATTGAAACGAACAAAGAATATCCCTCTCCGTGGGATGAATATTCGGCATTTGAGTCATGGCTAGATAGTGTTTTGCCAGAAGGAGTTAAAGACAAAATAGACGACATCGGCCCAGGTGTTCTTACTGCTATATATTCTGTCTGTTGCAATGTCTGTGATTCGCCACTTGCTCACATGGATTCTGATACATGCTGGTGTTGCCCTTCTGTTCAATATGTTGCTGGTCGGAAACTTGTAATTCATAACGACAGGGGGAAGTGACATGAGAATCGGCGATAAATTTTACCATTCTGGTGGATGCACCATCCTGACTGAAGACAACCTTGATGGTTTGATCAGGCAAACTTGTCTTGAACTTGCTAGGGAACGGAGCAATGGAGCAAACCTGGTGATGATTGCACATCTCAGATCAGAGATAGATATCCTCGAAAAATGTAAACTGGCTATACCGAACAAACAACAAAAACTTTTTTAGGTGCACCATGGAAATAACGATACCGATATGGGCTGTTGTCACTGGAAAGTGGCTTTTGTGGATACTTGGGAGTTTTGGCATTGTCGCATTGTGTTTTTTCGCACTGTTCGGCTTCTGGTTTTTAACTTCCTGGAAAGGCCCGAACTGGTGACAGCTAACGCCGTTTTAACCTGCCGCGCCACCATAGCGGCTATAAAAACCGGAACCGTTCTCGCGGTCTGGTTGAAAACTTGGTTATCTATTATGTCACACGAATCAGTATTAAAAAAGGAAAAATGCCCTATTTGTGGCCACCCATTATTAATAAATGACGTTGGAGCAGCGTGGTGTACTAACTGCTCCTGGAGTGGAAAATGAAAATATTAAAGTGCTTTCATTGGTTCGACCATGGCAAAAAACAACATTGTAGAGGGGTGCAGCATCAAAACGGTAGGCATATAATAGATAGGGAGTACGCTACTGGACATGGTCCGAATAAGATGCTTATCTATTTTAGATTTAAAGAACCGTGCCCAACGGGGGGATTCTTTCTATCGTCCGGAGTTGTAGTGGAAAGAAAAGTGTACCAAAAACCGATTATTGAGCAAGAAAAAGCTATGAATTTTATGTTTGCATCCCTCAAAATACCATTCAAAATAGCATGTAGGCAGTGTTCGACGTGCCATGGGTGTAGATAACAACTAGCTAACCAGCTACGTCTGGTTCAGCGGAGAGTTAAAAATGAAAGATGCAGACTTTAACATTGTTGATGATCTAAAAGAGCCGCCTTTTGTTAAAACAACCGTAAATCCCCAAGATATTGTCGGGTCTTACGCCAGCTTGCTCAAGACGCACATTGAAAAAATCTGGAAGTGCAACACAACAGAGGAGCATGAACGGGCGGTTAGTAAAATATCAGAAGATCAGCGAGTGTGGATTGCAGAATTATACAAAGGACTGCGAGACAACGGCTATTACATTTGTGGCCTTGATGCAAACCGGAGAATAAAAATAGGCATAGTTACAGACCGGCTCCACAAGGTAAATGCAAATCTTGATCCTGTTCCTGACAAAATAACAAAAGAAATGGTGACCGCTTTTATAAGAAAACTCGAAACACGAACCTTCAAGAGTATGCCACGACCAACCAAAGAGGACTATGCCAAAGCCAGACTTAGCCAAAGAGGTATGTAATGCCGAAATACTACCGAACAGAAACAAGGGGCAAAGTAACTCACATAATAAAACAGCACGATGACGGCAAAGAAACTTCATGGTGTTGTGTTTTTGCAGTAACGCCACTCCATAAAACCAAAACCGACCCAGGCAATGACATAATGTGCAAGTGGTGTGTTAAGCACGCCTACGCTGCCTTACAGCCACCAAAAAAAGTTGTTTGCAAATACAGGGCGTGCGGAAAGCTGTTTACCAGACCAAAGACAGCATCAACACAAAACACATGCTGCAAAGAACACCAAAGACTATATAAAGCGGAAATTAGAGAGAGATACGAACCAAAAAGAATTGGCCCCCCCGCCTGGTCATCCGATGCAAACAAGGCACATCGTAAAAAAGCATACCGGAAATTTTACTTAGCACATGGTTGTAAACTATGCAAAGGGGTCGGTTTATGTTTGGAAATATTTGTGATGACGGGGAAGTTTGAGTGCAACAAACTGAAAACGCGCAGATCAGCGCAAGAAATTAGTTGCGGGGTTTAACGCCTTTATCACTGGCAGGCCACAAACCTGCCAGAAAACGCGCCGGACTTCACCCTGTCCAGTGCATAAAATTGTTATGTGAGGTCTTAGGATGGTTGCTATTTTTTATGGAGCAGTAATTGGTATATTGATGTTAATTGCTATTTTTTACACCTCAGAACTTATTGAACATTTTATAGTTACACAAAGAAACCAAATGATTGTCGGTGCCGCAACATCATTTTTTGTATTTGTTCCGCTGGCATTGTTTACCTGCTTCGTGATGCATGAGGTAGGAATGTTCTGATACACATAACATGGGTATATCGGGAAAACTTTCCTTAATATTACATATTGGGGGGGAAATCGGGAAAGCATGGGGAAGAAAAAACCACACACGCCACGAAGTAAAATTAAGTCGGCAATACGCAGAGCATGGATGCAAAGTAGAGAACGAGCCAAGGCATTAAAAGATACAGGATATTGTTGCAAGCGATGTGGAATAAAGCAAAGCAGGGCAAAAGGAAAAGAAGTTTATCTTGAAGTACATCACGACCCGGTTATAGATTGGGAAGGCGTGGTCAGTTTGATTTTTGAAAGAGTTTTAAATCCTGTGCAATACCCATTGTGCAAAAAGTGCCACAACGAAAAACACGACAAAACAAAATAGAGCCGTTTTAAGCTGTTTTAATCACGCGGGGTAGTTGGGTATAGAAAAGGAGCCAAGCGCAACGGAGGAGTAACGCTCGGCCCCTTCTATAGCCCTTTTTAATTACCACAAGGGGCATGTGTTAATTTTTGCAAAAAGCTCTGGCATGAGACTGAGTCGGTCGCTTAGTGGTATGTTGTTTTTGGCCTTTAGCAGGGCTGCATTATTTATAGTGATTTTATGGTCAGAAGGGGTACAGGAAAACGGTATCCCATATTTACAAAGTATTTCTTCTGTTTTACCAAGTTGTTTTCGGCTATTTGCTGTTGTTGTAATAGTGTAATCTTTCATAATATCCTCCTTGCGTAGCTCAATGCCTCGCTATAAGTATTAAAACGTGCTGTACCCGCAATGCGCGATAGCTTGCTTTTCGGTTATACTCAATCGAGTCACGGGGCTTGTTCTTACGTAGTAGCGTCGCTGCATTTTCCCGCTGGAAACCTTCACATCTTCAATCTCCAACGTCCCGCCTTCCCCAATTGCGTTTTTAATTCCTGTCTCAAATTCTGCTCTTGATTTATCTTTCTCTTTTTGTGATGGTGCTGTTCCAAAAATCTCGTGTTCTATGGCCGCTTCCATGTCGTCTATGTTTTTCATTGTAATCATTTCCTTACCTCCTTAGTTAGTATTATATCTGTTAAGATAGTCTTCAATCAGCTTTTCCAAAATGTACCCAGGAGTAACACCCTGTTTTTTTGCTAGTTTCGCTAGTTTTTTAAGTAGTTTTTTCATATTGGTTGTCTTGCGTGATTGCTAGTTTTCGTCGTTATAGTAAGCCTGACGCACAGCCTCCTCTTGTTCCTCGATCGTCATGTCTTTGTTTATTCCGAGTGCGAAAAATGATGCGTAAAACCAAAACGCGTTATCTCCGTTTTCTTTGATGTAAGTTTTTTCGTATGCGTCGTCTATTCTGATTTCCATGATTTTCTCCTTTTAGGTTTTTGTTACTCTTTGATTAGTATTAATGCAAACAGCGTGCCAAACAATTAATAAAACGCAAGTGGTTGAAATGACAGGGAAAGACAAAACACGGCAAATTACAAGAAGTATAAAAAATTGTACCGTTGTGCGGACAGTTTCGGTGACGTGCTTGTTTTTGTGTGTTGTTTCAATATGTTACGAGTGGTACAATAATTTATACGTTGGGGTAGGCAAAGTATTAAAATTTGTACAGGGGGAATTATTGCTTGCTTATCTTGTTAAATAAATGTTAAAATAGTTATATACCAAAAAGGTGACAAGTTGAAATGTGCTAAGTGTAAGAAAACATTGAGTAATTACAACAAATCGAGGCAATGTCATTGTCACAACGTCACGTCATCAACCGAAAAATATATCTTTTTGCATCAATTACTTTACAAACAACCGACACACGATCCGGAAACGATCGATCCTGACGAGTACATCAAGCCACCGAGCCAGCCCACGTACCGGGCTTTAATTACTCAAGCAATATATGAGGGGAGATAAATGGCAGACCAAGCAAGTGTAGAGTTGATAATTTTATGTGCAGTTGTGTACGCGACACTAATCCTCTTGCTGATTAAAAAAAAGTAGATGATAGATCAATTATGGAGATTGATGATAGCTGTGACAAGTTGGGTTTTCGCGGTCGCGTTAATACTAAGAGAGATAGCAAAGTGCACAGGGTAGTGTATGGGCAAGAAAGGCTTTTGAGCAGACGAGAGGCAGCTATATGCTGTGTAGCTCTCGTATGTTTTTTCGGCACGCTGTGCTATTGGTGTTGGGCGGCTTGAGCACGGCAGACACAAATCGCAAGCCAAAATCGCAAAAAGAACGCGATAATTACGACAAGATCAAACGGGATCATAATAAAATTAAATAGTTGAGTAAAAACAATACTATAAAATGGGCACACCAAAAGGCAAAATAAATAATCCTAAAGGGCGACCAAAAGGGATGCCGAATAAAAAAAACAAACTTATCAAAGATATGATAATTGGCGCGCTGGATAAGTTGGGAGGGGAGAAGTATTTGCAAGAGCAAGCAATCAAACATCCTGGCGCTTTTATGACACTGGTCGGCAAAACCCTGCCAATGCAGGTGACAGGTGACGGCGGTGGGCCAGTTTACACGGAAATGATCTACAGAGTTGAAATAGGTAAGAGTGGCACAAAAAAGCCTTAAAATAATATCTCTGCACCATCCTCATGAGTATCAGCAAGAGATCCGCGAGGCGAGGGAGCGCTTTAAAGTGCTGGTGTGCCATCGGCGTTTTGGTAAGACTGTAGAGGCAATCAATCAGTTAATCGAGGGATGTGTCGAAGCTAAGGCCGTGGGGAAAGAAAGACCACGGTTTTTTTATATCGCCCCGCTATTTCGGCAGGCCAAGCAAGTAGCGTGGGATTATCTATTGCACTATGCAAGTGTATTTCCTGATGTCGTCCCGAATCAATCAGAGTTAAGAGTAGACCTCCTGGGGGACTGCCGTATTCAGCTGCTTGGCGCTGATAACCCTGATAGTTTGCGCGGTGTCTATGCTGACGGCGTGGTATTAGATGAGTACGCTCAAATGGCCCCGACACTTTGGACTCAGGTAATCAGGCCTGCGTTGTCTGACCGTAAAGGCTGGGCCATCTTTATAGGTACACCAGCAGGCAAAAATCAATTTTGGGAGCTATACCAAGCAGCAGCGACATTAAAAGACTGGTATCGGGTAACGTACAGGGCAAGCGATACTGGACTGATAGACGAGGACGAGCTTGCAGCAGCTCAAAGGGAAATGACACAAGAGGAGTACGATCAGGAGTATGAGTGTTCATTCCACGCAGCCATCAGGGGCGCGTACTACGTAAGGGAAATGACGGCAATAGACAAAGACAACCGGATTTGCAGTGTGCCTGTTGATATAACAATGCCGGTGCATACTGCATGGGATTTGGGTGTCAGTGATAGCACGGTGATATGGTTCTTCCAACTCAGCCCGGGCGGGGAGATACGGGTAGTTGATTATCTTGAGGGATCAGGAGTTGGATTAGACCATTACGCTAGGCTGTTAAAGGAAAAAGATTACTATTACGGCAGCCATATAGCCCCCCACGACATTAAGGTAAGGGAGCTGGGCACAGGCAAGAGCAGGCTAGAGATAGCTGCAAATCTTGGCATTAGGTTTATAGTTGCAAAAAACTTGCCCATTATGGACGGCATCCAGAGCGTCAGGAGTATCTTGCCAAGATGTTACTTTGACAGTAAGCGTTGTGCAATAGGTATCGAGGCATTGAGGCAGTACCGCACAGACTATGACGACCGTAAGCGGGTATTCAGCTTGCGACCACGGCATGACTGGACAAGCCATGCAGCAGATTCATTCCGGTACTTAGCTGTTGGGCATGGTGCGGTTAGCTTCGGTAGCGCAATGAGTGCTGACACTGCTAAGCAGATGTACGAACAATATGCGCGGCCGATATGTTAGATGGAACCTGTGGAACTTGTTTTTATTTTTGCGGCTACGATATAGGGGGTTGCCAAAAGCACGCCCCGGTTATGTGCCATGATGGAAAGGACAAGTTCCCAATGATGCATGAAAGTGGGTGGTGCGGTGATTATAAACCAAGGGAATGTGGCAATGAGTTGTTAGGCGATGTAGCAGAAAAGGTTAAATAAATATAATGGGTTATGATTATCAGGTCAAAAATAAGCGGGGCTAGTTGTTAGGCAATGTACTACTCAGACGACATGCACTTAATATGCTTAGATGAAATTGTAATGGCCGAGGTTGTTAATTACGATGACAGCTCCGGGCTTCGGGTTGTTTTTAATGGTTGGAGCGAGCATTTTACATACCCAGACAAAGAATCATGTCAAGCAGCGTTTGACGCAATTAGAAAGAAATTATGCCAAGAGACGACTTAACAATAAAGAAAGAAAACAACGAGGCTTACGACCAAGCCAATTCCTTTTGGGCACCGTATATAACCGAGGCCGATAAGGATATTGAGTTTGATCTTGGCAAGCAATGGACAGCGACCGAAGAAAACTATCTCAAAGCCCAGCGCCGCGAGGTACGCAAGTTTAACAAAGTACGCCGGATTAACAACCTTGTTTCTGGTTATCAGCGAAAGAACAGGCTAGCGCTCAAGGTTGATCCGGTTGAGGGCAGCGACACAAAAACGGCAGACGACATCAGCGAAACCCTACAGTACACAATGCAGTACGGCAACATCTACAATACGATGAGTGACGCGTTCAGGCAGGGCGCTTTAGTTTCAGGACTGAATTTAGTTGAGTTATACATTGACCGCAACAGCGACCCGGCGAGTGGTGATTTAAGGTCAAAGAGAATGCCGCACAACCGATTTTTGCTTGACCCTGCATTCACGGAGTTAGACTTCTCAGACTGTGGCTATATAGTCATGCGAGACTGGCTCAACAGAGACCAGGCAACGGCGATACTACCGAAAGACCAGAGGAAAGAAGTCAAGCTATTAACTGCCCATGGGCAGGATAACAAGTTTTCAAATACAATGCCGTTCAGGAATTTAAAAGAGAATGGCTTGTTGCGATACGACCGCTTTTACAAACAAGTTTACCGGCCATATACAAAACTGGTAGATACAAAAACGGGCGAGCAGTCTGAGTGGCTAGGAACAGCGGCGAGATTAAAAGAACTACTGAGAATGTTTGAACATCTTAAGACATTCAGCGGAATGAAACGATCTGTTGACCTTGCGATTATTCTAGAAGATGTTGTCATGTATAATGGGCCGGAACCAAGCGAGATAGACGACTATCCATTCGTACCGATTATTGGATTCTACACTCCTGAATATCATCTAGGGTCACAGTATAAACTTCAGGGGATAACAAGAGATTTGCGCGATCCTCAGTCTTACGAGAACAGAGCCAAGTCACAGATGGCCGATATAATTGAAAGCCAGATAACCAGTGGATGGAAAGCAAAAGAGAACTCAGTTGTTAATCCAGAAGTATTATATCAATCAGGTCAAGGGAAAGTAGCGTATCTAAAGAAAGAAGCGGAGATGACCGATCTTGAGCAGATAAAGGCGAATGATATACCGCAGGGCCTGTTCATGCTTGCCCAGGAAATAGGTAATGACATGCTTGACGTTGCGGGAATCAACCTTGAGATGTTTGGGCAGACAGACAACGGTGACACGCAAACAAGTGGGGTTTTAAACAAGTTAAGAACAGCAGCGGGGATTGTAGTGCTTCAGGTGTTGTTTGATAATTACCGACACTCGAAGAAAATACTCGGCAACAAAGCAATCAAGATGATTCAAAAGAATTTCACAGCATCGAAGATAAAGAGAATTATACACAAAAAACCATCTCCTGATTTTTTTAAACCAGAGATTAATAAATATGATGTTATTGCAGTTGAAGGAGTCCTGACCGATTCACAGAAACAAATGAATTACATTGAGCTAAAGCAACTAAAAGCAGACGGGTTCAATATTCCGCAATGGTCAATCTTAGAAGCATCGAATATCCAGAACAAAGAAGAACTTATTAAGTTTATGAAGCAGGAAGAAGAGGCCGCGAAAGCAAATGCTCAGATGGCTCAGAAAGTTCAAGAGTTACAGATAAAACTCATTGAGTCTGAAATATCACGCAACATGAGTGATGTTGCGCAGAACAAAGCCGGAGTAATGGACAAAATGGGCGAAGTTGAGGCAAGCAGGGCAAAGGCAAAACTTGACACAATCAAGTCACTAGTCGAGTTAAAAGAGATGGGCCCGAACCAGATATTAACCATGTTAGAGCGATTACAGCAGATAAAAATTAATGAAAGGATGCCGATGCAATGAAAGGATTTATAATTTTTGTATTGCTTACAATGTTTACACTCATGATTGCATTATCTCTCAATATCCGGTCATTACACAAGCGCGTAGCATTTACAGAAAGCATCATGACCTATGAAAACATCGGCAAGTTTGAGCAGCGTGAGAAAAGAATAAGCGACCTTGAGAAACTACACTATGGGGTAGAAGGATTTAACCCGCCAGGAAAGCCAGAATGATAATCGGTGAGCTAAGACAGGAAATCGGCGAGGAAGTCTGCAAAGAATTACAGAAAGCCGTCAATGAATACCAACACCTAAAAAAGTATTGGATCCTAGTCTATACCAATATGGATATAATGATGCCTGGTGTGATCAGAACAAAGTTAATGGTGATGAACAAGCAGAAGCCACCGAAGATGCTTGGCTCAATGTGCTTTCAGGTAGATAATAAAAAAGGTAAAACAGATCGTCTATGGGTATTACCACTTGATCGACCTTGGGACTTTGAAGGTGATGTGATCAACAGCGTATTACTGGATGCACAGGGGATGCCAGTAATTCATGGATGAAGAACAGAAGAAGCAAATAATAGAAGCACTAAAACAACTTGAGGCTGTTAAGAAGAAACTTTTAAAGATATTAAAATAACCTAATTCTCAAGAACACACGAGAGCAAAGGCTGTATTTCCATGGTGGAGATATGGCCTTTTTTTATAACTGTCGTCAGGTGCTAACCCTCTTGAAACAGGCAAGGCAATGGACGTAAAACAAGGAGAAGTAAAATGTTTAAAAGGCACAACACAGCAGTTTTTTCACCAGACGAGCCAGCAGCAGCGGCATCAACGGGTGGAGCTGCAAAAGAACCAGTAGCACCCTTGGCCCCAACCCCTGAACCGGAAGTAGAGTCAAGAACCGTTCCTTTAACTGTATTAAAGCAGATGGAGGAGAAACTAAAGAACATGACTGACCAGAACAAGCTGTACCAGACCCAACTATCTCAACCAAGGCAGCAACCAGTACAGCAACCAGCACAGCAAGAGGACTATTTCACTGGAATGTCGGATGATGATATTGTCACCGTAGCAGACCAGAAGAAACTTGCTTCTGCTAACCGTAAAGAGTTGCAAGGCATGGTTACCGGCATGGCGTCAGAGGTTGAGCAGTTGAAGTTTGCAGTCAGTCATCCAGACTACAAAGAAGTTATACCGAAATTAAAAATTGTACTCGATCAAGACCCAGAGCTTTCAGGAAAAATTTTATCGGACATCCAGAACTCAAGGAACCCACTACAAACGGCATACAATTACGCAAGACTGGTAAAAGATACTGCCAAACCTGCTGAGAATGATTTTATGAGTGAACTTGAAAAAATCATGGCAAACGAGAACAAACCATCAAGTCCGGCAAGTGTCGGTAGTGGTTCGGCAGCAACAAGTGGTGGAGATAAATACAGTTCAATGAGTGATGCGGATTTTCTAAAACATACCCTGAAGGTTAAAGGACTTGCGGCATAAGGAGATAATCAATGGCTGATACTTTGACCACTACCACACAGGTCGATCCGGCTGTAGCAACGTATTACGACAGGGTTCTTTTGGTAAATGCCAAACCAGAACTTTTGCATGAACGATTTGCACAGCAGCGACCACTAGCACGAAAAAGCGGAAATACGATTAAGTTCCGCAGATATTCAAAACTTTCAACAGCAACCACGCCTTTGACTGAGGGAATGAACCCAACAGGACAGGCGTTAAGCAAAACAGACCTTACCGCAACCATTCAATACTACGGTGATTTTGTTCATATTACTGATCGTGTTGATATGACCGTTGAGGATGCCGTTTTAACAGAGGCAAATGAACTACTTGGTATGCAGCAAGGCGAAACCCGTGACGAGATTGTCCGGGATGTCATTATTTCAACAGCATCAAGCACAAACGCATCTGGCGGCGCAAATGGAAACACCCCAACCGAGGTAACAAAAAGCGATATTGACGCGATTGTAAAAACATTGCTCAATAATGATGCCAAAATGCTTGGTTCTCAGATTAACGCATCAACCGGAGTTGGCACTTCTCCTATTCGTAAAGCGTTTTGGGGAATTGCCCAAACAGCAATAGTTGACGACTTGGAAGATGTATCAAACTTCCGTTCTGTCTCTGAATATCCTTCTCAGTCCGGAATTGAAGAAGGCGAATGGGGATCAACTGGAAATGTACGCTGGCTTCTTTCTTCAGTAGCGCACGCATCCAGTGACGGCACCGTTCAGTACCATCTTCCGATTATAGGGGCCAATGCTTACGGCATAACTAACCTTGAGGGGTCTATGCAGAGCATTATCCATGACTTTGGCTCTGGTGGAACGTCAGACCCATTAAACATTAAAGCTACAGCAGGTTGGAAGAATGCTTTTGTCGCTCGTATTTTGAACGACAACTTTATCCACTTGCTGAAAACTACACACTCATAAGGAGGTAAAAAAATGGGTAAAATAAGAACTTATGAATTTACTTCCGGCGGTGTTGCATACAACCTTGATCTTGGCTTTACCGCAAGCAAGGTTACGGCGATTAACTTTAACGCGGCTGATACAGAAGTATGGAAAATAGAGTCCTATCTTGACATGATGGGAAGTGGTGTTGAAATATGGCACTACATGGTCAACAACGATGGTGGGAACGATATCACAACTCCTGTCATGAAGTCAAGTGGTGGCTACCTAACAGCATACAATACGAAGGTAGAGGGTGTACGGCAGTCAATCACCTTCGACTATACCGGAGACACTTACAAGGAAGATATAATTGAGGCAGTTGCAGATGGCGGTCTTGACCTTGTAGATGGTGAGCGTGTCAGACTTGTTGAGTCTGGTGGCCTTGCTACCGGCCTTGCCGAGGACACAACGTATTATATCATCAACAAAATTGCGACAAAAGCACAGCTATCCTTGACTAAGGGTGGCACCGCCGTTGCATTTTCAAGTGATGGCACAGGCCCGAATTATCTTTACAGCCTTGACAACTTTAAGGTTGAGGGATTCAAGGGCGTTACAATTAGCGCGACTTTCATGTCTGATGGTGACGTGATCTATGTCGAGGCAACTGAAGCTGACAGAGCAACTGAACTTGGTGATATTGGTTAATTAATGGGGGGCTTCGGCCCCTCTTAACAGGAGAATAAAGCAATGGGCACAGCAGACACAGCCTATAAGGAAAAGATCAAGAGGCGTGACCAGTCCGAGAAACAAAGACGGGCTGCTTATCAGAAAAAAATCGACACAGAGATGAAAGATATGATCAAGTGCCGGGTTATGAACCTTGAAGACCCTGGCAAGAACGTATCAATCGAATTTACCTATGAAGGACATTCTTTTGCATTCTATGATGGTCAGGAATATGACATTCCAAGAATCGTTGTCAGACATTTGAATAATGTCAAAACGCCTATTCATCAGATGATACAAGACCCAACAGCACCAAAAGATGTTGTGGCTATTATCAAAAAGATAGCGGGATTCAAGCATAGGTTTTCTGTTGTCCCTGTTGAATTGGGGGTATAAGATGAAAAAAATCTTGCTGTCTCTTTTATTTGTTACTGTAATTATTAGTAGCTCTTGGGCTGCTGGCACTTATCAGATAACCAGAGAAGCGGTGCAGAACCCAAACTCCTTGGAACGACTATTAAATCGTATAGACGATGAGTTAGATGATCTAAGGACTTTGGCAAACGAACTACGAACAGACCATGCAACAACAAAAGCAGTTGTTGATGAGATGAAGGCAAGTCTAAACGCTTCTTCTCTTGGGGTCGGTGAATTAATATCTGACCACGGAAAGTATAAATCCGTTGTTGACGAGTTATCTGTTTGGGCAGAAACACTTGCCGCACAGTTAAATATCGACACGGGTGTTACCACGACAACATTTGACGAGACGATAGATTCTGTTACTCCGGCAGCAATGACGGCAGTAACACCTGACCAGGTTGCCAATTCTGGCCCTGCAACAATAACAGCTGGTGCAGTAAGCGAACAAGTATCTGGTGGCAAGTAGTATGGTTCATGCTATTGCTGTCTTATCCAGTATTTTCCACATGACATTTTTAACGGTGCGTCAAAACACCTTGGTGTCGGCAATTATTGGTTTTTTGGCAGCAGCAGCATGGATTATTGGTAAAATAAACATACCACTTGCATTGCTGTTTGTGTTGACGTGGAAGGGGTGCAGAACACCTGAGTTTCTAGTCGTTTTACTAGCAATATTTTTCTGGTTGCTTCTGGTTAAAGATGGAACAAGGATAATGGACGTTATTTGCATTATTGCATTGGCAAGCTGTCTGGTTGCTGTAGCTCAAATGCTTGGTGCGAACTGGCCGTATGCTTTTAAGAAAGAATTTTCTTTTGTTGGAATAACACCAAACAAGAATTTTCATTCAGCACTTTTAGCTATGGCAATTCCTGCTTTTTTTAGGAAATGGTGGGTTTATTGTTTAGTGCTACTTGTCCCTTCACTTATTTTGTGTGAATCAAGTGGTGGTATATATGCGCTGTGTTTTTCCTGTTTTGTCTATTCTTTAACCTATAAACCGAAATACGCTATTCTGTTTGTTTTAGCAGCAGCAGCATATCTTTATATAGATAACCCCGGAGTAACTAATCGGCTTGCTGAGTGGAAGCGGTTAGATATGGTCACAATAGGTGGTGGTTTGGGGTCGTATAAAAAGATTGGACATATGGGTTCAGCTCATAATGAATATATCCAAATTATATACGAACTTGGATATATAGCCGTTATCCCGATAGCATTCTATTTCTATGGTTTCCTTAAATCGTTCAAGAAGATATCAAGACAAACAGCCATAGGATTTCTAACAATGGCCGGAAATGCTTTTGTTAATCCTTTGTTTCATATACCCCAAACAGCGATTATGGGACTTATGTGGATGGCTCAATATGAAAGGGAGAGACATGGAACTGCTTAAAGTTGATAGAGCCTTGCTTAAAAACCCAATTAAACAGCAGGAGGTTATTCTTGCCTTGTGTGCTGCGGTTGGGACTTTGCAAGAAGAAAGAGACTGTAAAAAAGTAATGCAGAAAAAGAGGAAGAAATGAGTTCTTGGACAGTAACAAGAATTAAAGCAAAGATACGGGAATTAACAGGGCGACCGTCAACTTCTCAGATATCAGACGCCGATCTTCTTGATAAGATTAATGACTTTTATGTGGAGATATTACCACAAGAAGTATCTGTACATGAATTTACTGCATACTTTGAGTTCGATACTGTTGATGGAACAGGAACAAAGGCTCTTTCCGCAATAGATTCTTCTATTATTAATGTCGTTCCACCAATTTATGTAGACGGAGATCAGGTCAACTTCTGGATAGATGATAATGTGTTTTTCCAGCAATATCCTCATTCAAATACTGACGAAGCAGAACCATCCGACATATTGTTGTTTGGGAATACTCTTTATTTAAGACCAATACCAGATGCCGCATACACGGTTAAAGTGAAAACAACCGTACATAAGCCAACGGCATTCACAGCAGATGCAAACACTCCTGAAGATAACAAATGGGGGCCGTTTATTGCTTATGGAACATCTATTGAAATACTACAGGCAGCAGGTGAAAACCAAGCGGCAGACGAGTTAAAAGACCTGTATTCTTTCCATCAACATTCAATAACAACGAAGTATATTCAGCAAATACCGGCTGGCAAAAGATCAACCCCAGGATTCTAAAATGAAAAGAGTATTTATTGGTTTATCAATTATATTATTTGCTGTAACTGTTTATGCAGCAAACACACGAACATGGAACGCCTCTTATGAGTTGTTACCGGCAGACGGTGACAATATAAGTGCTGGCGCAACACGGATAAGAAACCTTAAAACAGATATCCGTGAAAGAATGGCACATGACCACTATATGGCTGTTGCCGGAACCGATGCAGACCACGGAGAACATAAACAATCAACATACCGCACAGGTGATTATACTTGTGCAGGAACAGCAAACAAGGGAACAGTTTATACTAAAGATGTTTCTGCAAAGGCAGAGCTTTTCTATTGTGATGAAGATGGTGACGAAGTTCAGATGACAACTGGTGGCGCCGTATATCCATTTCCGTCTGGAACAACAATGCCATTTTATCAGGCATCTTGCCCAACAGGATGGACTGAGGCAGCAATACAAGCAAATTCAGGCGCGAGGATAGTTGCAGCGGGTGGAACTGGTGGAACGAGTGGAGGGATAACTAACTTTCAGGCACTAACCCATACTCATACCGGGACAATGGCCGCAACTGCTGTATCAGCCGCAGCTGCAGGAACAGGTTCGTCTATAGCAGCATCTTATCAGCACGCACATTCTTTTACAATAGTATCAGCAACAATAGTACCTAAATACATGGACTTTATCGTATGCACATTGGATTAAATGCCTAGTTATCAACCTTTCCTTATAGCTTCTTTTGATATCGGCCTCATGCTCGACAAAGAGCCATGGCTGTTACCATCTAAAGCATTTTCTAAAATGGAGAATGCGTTTTTAAGGGATGGCTATATAGAAAAAAGAATGGGGTATAGTGAGTGGGCAGACACAGGAAGTAGTGATGCAGTTGTGGGTATTCATAATTTCATAGAAACAAGTGGAGCAGAAACACCAATTGTTAATACCGTTGACAGATTGTATGAATGGAACGGAACGGCTTTAGTTGATAAAGACAGTTCAGATGTATGGACAGGAGATACCACAAACCTTGTCTCAGCGGTTAATGCAGCAGGAAAGCTGTATATGGCTAACGGTAAAAACTTAATCAGATCATATGATGGAACGGCACCAGCAAATGTAAGCTGGACACTACCGGCTGGATTGACAACCCTTAATTTTTGCAGACACTTAGCATACTACAAAAGACGATTAATTTTATTCGACACCCAAGAAGATGGAACTCGATATTTAAAAAGAGCAAGGTGGTCATCAGTAACAAATGTTGAAGACTTATCAGCAGATGAATATATAGACTGCCCAACATCAGAAAGTATTGTTACAACAGCACCAATAAACGATGACATAATAGTGGTTTTTTCAAAATCTGTATGGCTTTTCAGATATACTGGCGACCCAATACTGCCGTTCAGATGGGAGAAAATATCGTCAAGTGATGGAGCAAGCGCGTTTTTTACCGGAACAGCATTCAGGGACAAAGTCTCTGCATTAGGTAAGGCAGGGCTTATTGTAACAGACGGAACGAATGTTGAGAAAATAGACGATAGAGTGCCAGATCTCACCTTGTCGATGAATTCAACGTCTCTTCCATATTCACACAGTATATTGTTCGAAGAATTACGGCAAATATGGACGTTTTATCCATCGTTAAATGCAACTGCAAATGATGAAGTTTTAGTATTTAATTATAAAGATTTTGATTGGGCCATCTTAAAGGACATGCCGTTTATTTGTGCTGGAAGTTATAACTCTGAGACAACATACACCTGGTCAAACATTACAGGAACGTGGGAAGATTCTACTGATAATTGGATTGGTGATTCTCTGCACGCCGGATATCCTCAAATATTAGCTGGAAAGAGTGACGGGAAGGTTTATGTTTTGCAAAGTGGCTCTAGTGATGATGGCGAAGCAATAGCAATGGATATTGAAACTGGTCGATTTAACCCACTAAAAGAAAGGGGTCTAAAGGCTCGACTTGGATATGTTGATTTTCTAGTAACAAAAGAAGCTGGCTCAGAAGCATATATTGATTTCTATTTAGACTTTGAAAAGTCAGCATATACAACCAAAACACTTAGCTTTGCTACAGATGCAGATGTCGATAAGCATTGGGTGAGGGTTTATGTTAATGCAACTGGGAACTCTCACAAGATGAGAATATACCAAGACGATAGTGGTGTTCTCCCAAAAATACACGCGATAATGATTTATGTTAAACCGGCAGGCAGGATAATAAACTAATGGCCGTAATACCAGAATCGAAAACATTGCCATTTGAAGATCAGCCGTTCATAAAGCTGAACCCTCAAGCAATGGCTGAATATATGCGAAGGCTTGTTAAGAGCCTTGAGTTTCAGCTAAAAGAAATTTCAGAGGTTGTAAATCAGAACTCAAGGCAACTTGGGGATGTTGAGAATGGTAATTATATAGAGTTTGGTAGTGGCGGAGATATAACTTTTCATGGTGGGGCTGGGTTATTATATGGCTGTCTTAATTTTCATACAGCAGGAGCAGGAACGCCCACAACTTGCACAACTATCAACGTATGGTATCAAATAACTGCATTTAATATTAACGCACAAAGTAATGGTGGGGTTGTTCCAGACCACACAAACGATCATATAACAATAGGAAAGGCCGGTGACTATCAAACCTTTATGGGTGTTTCTGGAGGATCAACAACAGCTAACAATGATTTTGAAATAGCTGTATTTAAAAACAACGGAGCCACACAAGTATCGGCTATAACCGTTCACGTAACAGTACCAACAGCTAATAAGGTGCAAACAGGGTCAATGATGTGTTTTGCCAACCTTTCTGCGGCTGATACACTTGAGGTGTGGGTTAGGTGTGTAAGCGGATCTGGTAAGATATGGACAACAGACCATGTAGTTTTAAATGCTAAACAGGTTGGTGGATAATGGGTACTAATCTAACTTGCATACCTATCCAAGACGTTAACCTGATACCACGTTCATTGGTTGAACAGATAAAAGACCGTGAATTTGAGGTTGATAGGTTTTATGAGTTTGGAACGGTAATTGCAAAGAATCCATTAACCATTCTGGCCGTGTTCGCCAATAAAGAAAATTTAGTAAAAGGATTTTTATTCGGAAACATAAGCCCCTTAGATTTATGGCTGCATATAAATATTCTATCTATTGACAAAAAGTATCAGGGAAAGGGGATTATAAACGAAGCAACAAATATACTGAAATCATTGGTTAAAGAACATAATTTAAAAGGTATAAAAATGTCCACAACAAGACCAGGGGCATTTAAAAAAGAAGGATATACACGGTCTAAATATACGGTGATGCAATGGGTGGAGTAACTGATTTTTTCTTTGGCGCAGATGAGGTGCAACCGGCACAGCAAACAGGTAGTGCAGAGCTTTTATCACCAGAACAAAAAGCATTGCTCAATTCGCTTCTTGGTAAGGGGCAGGGGCTTACGGATAGTGGCGCGCAGATATTCCCAGGGCAAGAGGTTGTTGGGCCATCAGGAATACAGCAAGACATATTTGGGCAGATACAAGGCTTGCTCGGAGGCGATCAACTAGGAACAGCTTTTGATTCTGCATTAAGTCCTTCGCAAATACCAGAATTTGACCAAGCAGGAGTTGAAGATTACTTCAGAAAATCAATGGTTGATCCTGCATTAAGGGCATTTGAAAAAGACATTATGCCAAGCATCCAAGAAAAGTTCATATCACAAAACGCACTTGATTCTGGCGGCTTTAATCGCTCTGTTACAAATGCTACTGGCGACTTAACAAAAGACCTTGCATCACAGCTAGGTAGCCTTGTTTATGGCTCAAGAGAAACAGACGAGGCAAGAAGGTTCACCGCCGAAGAATCAGCAAAAGGAAGGGGTTTATCAACAGCATCATTGTTGGCATCTTTGGGACTTGGTGCCGGTGGAGAGCAGAGAAACATTGCACAGCAGCAAGCAACAGGAATACCAATGCTAGACCAGCTACTAAAACTTGTTAATCCTGAATCAGTTAGAAGCCCAATAGTTCAAGGGCCGAGCACAACAAGAAGCCCGGGGGTAATGGATTTCGCATCTGGTGCGCTTAATATTTTACAGGGCTATCAAGGGTTGGGTGGTTCACAAGGAATAATGGATATGTTTAAAACACAATAGGTAAAGATTATGCCAATAGTATTTAACGGGCCACAGCAAGAACAAAGACAACAAAACCAGCGAAGACAGCAGCAGCAAGGGCCTGATATAGGTCAGTTGATGGAACTATATAAGATTTTTAAAGGTGGTGGCGGTTCTGCTAGTGGTGGGTTTGGTGGCCCTGCTGCCGGTATAGGCGAAAGCGGCGGGGCTGGATTAGGTTCTTCCGGGGCTGGTGGGGGTAGTGGTGCTGGCGGGAGTTCCGGTGCGAGTGGGGGGGTTGGCGGGGCTGGAATAGCAGGGATTATACTTGCAGCAATATTGGCACAGCATCAATTTTCAAACCAGACAGATAGATCGTTTGAGGGACAAGAAACTGACGATATTTTCGGCAGTAAACCAAGCGTAACAACAGATCCATTTTTGGGATTTTTATCTGACAAGTTGGGCTTTGAACCAACACAGGGTGAAAAAATAGACGCTGCCTTAAAAAATAAAGATTACGGGCTTGCACTAAAAAGAACCCCTGCTGGTGTTGATATAGGTTCTGACTTTACATTTAACGCTATTGAAAAAATGTTGGGCAAAGATGCCGCGAGATTTGTGATGCCTGTTCAGGGCATACTTAAAAAGTTTGAAGATTGGTTTTAGGAGTAAATTATGCCAATAGCATTTCCAGGGGTAAATATAAATGAACAACAAAAAGTTAGAGATTCACTAAGTAATTTTGCAAAAGCCCTAAGCGGTCTCGCTGAACAGAAACAGCTACAGAAAAGAAACGCCCTTCTTTCACAGATATTCCAGCCGGAACCGACAACCACATCAGATGATATAGCGTTTAATTCTCCTGAAAGCGTGGCAACTGGTAATTTCGGCCCACTTCCCACGTCTAACCCTTCAGCTATTGACCCTTCTCAGTCAGTACGGGTTGAAAGACCACTTACAAGAGTTGAGCAGATTAAGCAACGTGAAGGAACAAGGAAAAAGGCATACGATACGATACTTTTGGCTCATCAAAAAGCCGGATTGCCAATGGAAAAAGCAGAGGCGTATTTTAAATTTATCGACAGAAAGATACCTGAAATTAAAGCAAGAGAAGTTGAAGCTACCGACACTATTACGGGTAACAAAGTAAAGGTTTTAGAAACACATCCAGGGTTTGCCACAGGAGAGCTTATCCTTGGCACAGAGCCGACTAAACAAACATTAACGTACTTTGACAAGGCAGGAACCAAAAGACAGATACGGGTGCCGGAAGCGCAGTTTAATCAGGTTGAAAATGCTATTGTGTCGAGTGGTGGGCGATTAGATAAAGAAGATAAGACACCATTACAGGAAGCACAAGACTACGCAGATAGTTTGCCAGAAGGTAGCAAGAAAAGAGCACAAGCAGAGTTAAGAGTTGATAAAATGATTTCTTCACAAAAAACCGATCTTTCTTTTGATCCAGAAACAGGAGCATTTAGTTACAGCCAAGGGTCTGAATCGTCACTAACAAAACCAACAGAAACCAAATTACAAAAAGACGTTGTTGGTTTGGAGCAACAGTTAGAGGATTTGCGTGTTCTGGGAAAAGATTTCAAAAGAAGCTATTTAACTTATGGTGGAAAGATAAAGCGTTTTGCTCTTAGGGAAGCATCTAAGGCTGGGGTTGATATTGGAGAAGGAGGAAGAGAGTTTTTGCAGGGAGCAAGAATGCTTCAAGAAGGTGTTGAGCAAGTTTTTAATGCGTACAGAAAAGAAATTACCGGAGCGCAAGCAGCAATAAAAGAAATTAAAATGTTGCGTGATTCTATCTTAAATAAAGAGCTTGCCCCTGATGAGTTTGAACCAAGTTATAATAGGTATATAAACCAAGTACAAAGGCATCTGTCACTCAAGAAATATTTTTTGTCCAAGGGAATAACTGGTGAAGAATTAAATAGAAAACTTGATGCCGGAGCTATTTCTGGTGAAACTTCTATTGACCTTCGTGGTGATGAAATAGAGCTTGAATTAGTACAAAAAGGTATTCCAGAAGATCAAATTCAAACCGAAGTGTTGAAACAGTTAAAGGCAGAAGGGTTGTTTTAATGGGACGTTGGAATGATTTAGCACAACCAGTACAACAAGAACCTAAACAAAAATGGTCTGTATTGGTTAATTCTGAAAAAGCCAAAGTAGAGGAGCAAAATCATATTGAAGATTTAACGTGGAAAAAAGCCTTAACCGAAGGATTTTCTAATATTCCACAAAGCGCCTATGAACAAGGGGAAAACTTGGTTACACCATTTATTCACCCTATTGAAACCGCAAAAGCTGTTGGCGGATTAGCGAAAGGAGCATACCAAAAACTAACTCCTGGTATTCAAGAAGATGAAGGAAAGATAGACGCTCTTGTCGGAATGATGAAAGACAGATATGGCTCTATTGATAACTTTAAGCAAACAGTTGCAAAAGACCCTGTTGGAATTGTTGCTGATGTAGCGAGTATATTGATGGGCGGTGGTGCGGCCATTAAGGGGGCAGGAGTTATCAGTAAGTCGTCAAAGTTGGCTAAAACCGGAAGCATGATACAAAAAGCTGCTGCCGTTGCTGATCCAATTAATATAGCAAAAAAAGGCGCAGTAAAGGCATTCCAAGCTGTTGTTCCAGAAGGTCTTGCTCCAAGACTATATCAAAGTTCTGCAAAGTTTAGCACCGTTTTGTCTGAACAAGAAAGATCACGGCTAACAAGAACAGCACTAGACAATCAGATTATGCCTACGGTTCGAGGACTTGACAAGTTGAGATATGGAATAAACGAGTTTAATTCTGAAATAACAGAATTAATTGATACAGCAACACAAGCTGGTCACAAGATCAAAATTAAGAGATTGTTTTCAGATTTTAACAAGTTGCACAAAAATGCAAAATTAACAGGAAAACCAATTTCTGCCAAAAAATCTATTAACAATATTCGCCAACAAATAATTCTTGCAAACACCAAACTAGAGAAAGCAACAAAAAAGGAAATAGTGAAAAGCACTATTCTTGATAGTAAGGGGAGAAATGTATTAACAACTCAAAATGTTAAAGCGTATAAAAAAACACTTCCCCCATTATCTCCAAAAGAAATACAGACATTAAAGCAAAATATTTATAACGAAATGGATTCCTATTATAGCGCAGTGGCCGATAGTCCCGCCTCTGCAAAAGCTCAAATGGCTGTAGCACGATCAGCAAAGGAATCATTAGAAGAAATAATCCCAGAAATAAAACTA